TTGATCTTGATATCAAAGTCAGCCTGTTCAATCTCACCGGCAACCTGGTCAACAATCGGGCCGGTCATGTCAAAGGTGTAACGCGGCTTTCCGTTGTTAGCATCCCACCATTCCGGCTCCCACTGCCCGTCTATCTTTTCTACGAACCACTGCGCCTCAAGGGCGCGGGTGCGGTTGTCCTGGTCTGCGTCTTGGCAGTCCGTCAAAAGTTTCAAAACTGCGTCATGGTCTGTGTAGTTGGGCATTATGTTCCCCATCCATCAAATTCAATGGGTTGGAAGTCTTGTGGCCCCGATGGCGGGGTGAACATTGTCATCATAACCGCATCGCTCATGTTGGGCGACGGGATGCCAGCCTTCTTCATGTCAATCTTAGACATGATCTGTTCAAGCCCATTACCGTCAGGCTTGCGCGGGATGCGGCAGATTTCCGACCGTAAAGAAATCATGTCATCAATTCCCGCAGATTCCAAAGATATCATATCGGATGGGTCGTGATAAGTACCCTTTACAACGAAGTCATGGGTTGCTTTGAAGCGGTCAGCCAAGGCGATGTAATACTGAGCGCGGTTGTTCTTAAACGTGTCAGCATAAGTCTTTTGCTTGGCGTGGTTATCCCCAACCGTAGGCATATAAACCTTTTTGGCGTTGTCCTGGCCATTGCCGGATAAGCTGCCTCTGAACATATGGTATCGGGTTCTTGTACCCTCAAAGGCCAGGGAAACCTGACGTTTTAGGCCCGTCCCCATGCCATCACCATCCCAGACAAACCAATCAGCGTCCGCCTTTCGGGTTTCCCCCGTAGCCCAATCGCAGACCTCATCAATAACACCGTGGTCCATTTCAGAGACACGCTTGATGATTGAACCATGCCTGACAGCAAGCCCGCCTGCGTCCTCGCCATCATCAAAGGGGTCATGTGCTACAATAACCGGGCCATGTGGCTCAAATAGCTTGGTGGTCCGTTCATCCAGTAAATGGGCGTCAATCGCAGCGTCGAACCATTCCGGCTTGATGATTGAGCCTTCTACGCTGTCATTGAAAGACCCTTCCCAAATCCAGTCATATTCCTGTCTTGGGCGGTTTTCATAGTCCCAGAGGCGCAAACGTTCCTGTTCCTCATTCCACCAAGGATTATCCCGCCAATTAACCTTGATAATCAGGTGAAGCTCATCCTCATAATATCCATCCTGGTCTAGTTCTTTCAGGTATGGCGTAATGAAGCGCTGGCTGAAGGGGTCACCGCTGCTTTGTGGGTTGGCACTAAACCAGCATTCTGCGCCTGGATTCCGGATAATGGTAGGCAATAGCTTGTCCAGGCTATTCTTTGACGCTCTGTGTGCTTCCTCAAACCATGAATATTTATAGCCCTGGGCGGATTGTATGTTATCAGGATTGCGGGCCGCGCCTCTATAGACTGTTCTCGCCCCTGTCGGAGCAACCACCTTGTTTTCCATAACATCCCAACCCTCTAGTTTGAGGCGTTGGTTTATACTGTCATCGAAGACCCTGTGTACTGAATCAAGAACAGTCTCCTGGAACTCACGCAGGCAGTAGATGTCTGCCGCTTCTGTCGCCATTTTCATTGTGAAGATGTCACCAAAGCCTATGGATTTGCCTGACCCACGGCCACCAACAGCAACCTTGATCGGTTTAGGCTTGGTTAGAAAAGGCTCTAGCTTACGGTTTACTTGGAGGTGTGGCATTCAGGAACTCAACCGTCCAGTTTCCCTCAATCTTTCCGCCGTTCGGGCCTGATAGTTCTGTCTGTGTCTTATCACCCCATTTACGGGGAGCCATTCTGGCTGCTTTCCATTTCCTAGCGTCAATCTGCAAGCGGGCCTTATTTGGGTCGTCCGTCGTGTCGGCAATCTCTATCATCTCATCAGCATAGAAATCCGCCTGTTCTTCCCTCGCCCGCGTGTATTGGCCAAGAAAATCATCGTTATCCTTTAACCACGCTCTGACAGTTTCCCTTGATGGCATATCACAAGTGTATTTGTCATCATCACAAATTGCTCTTAGACTTAACCCTTCTGCAAGTAATTTGCATATGCGGTTAGCAATCTCTGGGGTGTATTTAGTGGGGCGACCTCTGCGAGCCATTTAGGGATAGTTCTCCATCCCTGGCGGTGGCGCTACCTGCCGTTCTCTTTGAATGTCATTAAGCCTTTGATTTTCCATGGCCATGTAAACTGTCTCCGCAAGCTGTTGGCCTGAGCAATCTTTAGTCTTGGCGTTATAGGCAACCACTGTATTTACGGCCTCTGCCATTTTTGGAGTGATTTTCATAATTATACACCTTTTTCTGTTTTCGCCCATCTTTTGTTCATCTCAGGGTCAGCATGCAGACCATAAGCTGCGGCGAGGCTAGGCAACATACCATCCCCGTAAACCGTCATATTGATCGGCTCCCATGTCCCCTGGTCCAGATAGAGGAATATCTGCTTTAGCATGTCCTCGAAGTTCTCTACCTGCTTGGCCATGTGCTCGTTGGTGTAGAACTCTTGGATATGGCCGTTCATTTCCAGGGTAGCCGGACCTTCAGCGGCATCCTTTGGGTGTTCTTTGTCATAGGCGTATAAACTGCCGTCTTTCATGCTTGAGTCGAAACCAATCAAGTGGAAGTCTCTGAATCCAAGCTCATAAGCGCAATAGATAGCCCTTAATCCGCCTGTATTCCCCCCTCCATTAATGACCCATTCTCTGTCCGGGTAATTCTCCCGCATCCAATCAAGAGGGAAGTTGTCACCATGCCGGTTGTCTGAGGCTATCCAATGATAGCGTTTGGTGTGCTCTACGGATTTCCATGTGTCCGGGTGACATTGAGTTGCAAGAAAAACCCTCGTTTCCGGCGTAGCCAGTTTAACATAGTCCGCGACGTGTTGCAGCGGGTCCAACAATACCACAGCCCATGGGTCGAAGTTACGTTTAATCAGGTAATCGTAGGTTTTATTCGTGCAGAGGATTTTATGCCCTCTTTTTTTTGAGAGTTTCCGCAGCGTTCCCATGTGATCTGCAAGCGATGGCCCACCCCCAACAATTATAGCCGTCTCTCCATGGCATACGTTTTTGAGAGACTTCAATGAAGGTATATCCGAATCCATAATGTTTCGAGTGCGGTCTAATATCTCCGCTTTAGTGATACGGGTTTTCTTGATGGCCGGGGCTGTTGGGGGGATATGGTCTGTGATGTTGTCAGATGTCAGCGTTGTAAAGCTGCTATCCGCCCACTTTAGGCACTGATTAGGCAACGCCCATGGATGCTGCCCGCCATATTGACCATAGGCAAAAACGTAGTTTTCTGGGCTAAATACCCCACGGGTGGAATCAAACAGAGAATAAGGGGCGTTTGAGTAGAACAACCCAGCGCATGGACCGTTGGCGCTGCAATAATTCATCTCCGCCTGTTCATACAGCGCAAACCTCAAGCGAATATCGTAGGCCGCTGGCAGGTAGGCTTTCCAGTCGTATTTTTGCCATTCTCCGGGGTCTTCCTGGTCTGGGATAACCAGCACCGTCTTACCCTGGGATTTTAGGTGTTGGTGGAATTTATACCACTCATCCAGGTCCACATTGCGTTCTGGGAAGTGCCGGCTTGTTCTTAGGGTTAAGGTAACATCACAAGGCGGGGTGATTTCCTCGGCAAAGGCAGGGGCTTTGAAGCACAGCGGGTCAGCACCTTGCTCATATAGCGGAACCACATCTTTCGGCAGGTATGGAACTTCCCCGGTGTCATGGTATTGAGCCGGGAAATCATAAACAGAAGGCCGCTCTCTGGTAATGTGGACGGATTGAATGCTGGGTAGTAGTTTTGTGCTTTCCAACAATATTCCGTAAATCCGCCATTCCTTTTCTGCGTCTGATGTCTCCATGTCTCGCGCTGACCATTGGCGATATTCCCCTGCCACAATGTAAAGGTCTATCCCATCATGGCCCATTAACTGCCGGGTGCAGTCCGCAACAGCTAAAAAACTCAGGAAATCAAATGTAACCGGGGCGTGTTTCAGGTCATAGACTGCAATCATTCCTTTGACCGACTCCACCCCGTTGTGCCCTTCCGCACCGCCCCCATTTTCTGGGCCTTGTCGGCAAGCTCGCTGGCAATCCGGGTGATGTCCTCCTCAGAAATGTGGTTTTTGTTGCTGAAAATCACTTCCAGACGCAGCTTTACGGTTGGTAATTCAGGCATTCTTACCCACCCCCAAACAGCGCCGGGATACCATAAAACACAAGCAGGCCAGCAATAACTGCGGTTAGTATAAAAGCTATGGCGTGGGGGCCTTTAGGCTCAGCGCTTTTCAAGTCGTTCCAGTTAGTCATTGTCCGTTCCTAAAAGCACGTTGATCTCCGCGTCTGTCATTTCCTTTCCACGCCT